TTACAACCAGCTGGTTTGACGTACTCCTCTGGGTCGCTTTCTGGTATTTCAACCAGATCACGACCGTCATAGCACGCCAACATCTCATTGTTGGACACGACAAGCTCAGAATTCACAAGACCACACTGACAATTAGGAACAGTACAGATAGCAGGCAAATCACAAGCAAAAGTAAGATAAGAAGCATTACAACAATACTTATCACGACGCAACATCTCTGACAACACCGGATTAGCTGAAACGCTACTCACGGCAACACATCGCATGACAATGTAGTCAGCGAACGCGATCTCCGGGGTAACCGGGGCGGGAGTGACGCACTCGAGATTTGCAACCTCAAGATTCACGCCAGTCTCCAGCTCCACCAACCGATCGAACTAGTCCGAAAACACATCCATATCGACTGTATCACCATGAGCAACATACAGATTCTCCGATGATCCCATAGACCTTTGACCATCACGAGCAGACAACAAACGAATAAGCGCAGACAGTTGTTTTTCGAGATCCTCAATCTTTGAAGACTGATCAGCAATACGCGGATCAGCCACACGGAATATAGGCGACAATGAAGGCAACGGATCAAATTGAGCAACAGCAAGAGCAGGATAGCCAATAGCAAGAGGAGCAGTAGCGATAGTAGGATGATACCACATAACATTACGAGCAACATACACTTTAGCAGCGAAACAAGGAACCACAGTGGCATGTTCGGCGACATCATCAGAAGTGAACCAGATGACACGAGTCATGTAAGAAAGGTCCCCAGGTTGGGGAGCCCCATGAATCACGGCATGAGTAGCAGGGTCAAAAGCAACAGACTCGAAGATTTCATTGCCTTGGGCACTAAAAGCAGTCCCAATAACAACATCGGCATAAAAGTCAGTACAAGAATAACGAAGAGTGTTGACAACTTCAGCAGGACCAGTTTCAGGACTAAAGACGATCTGAACACCAACACCCAAATAAGTCAACGCATCAATATACTCTAAACCAAGAAAGAAATAGATATGACCAAGATCAAGAGGGTCTGGAGCCACATCAGGCTCCTGAGTCATAGGCGGAGGAATGAGTTCATGAAACTCGAGATCACGACCAGACACAAACATATTCACATGAATCATGTTGGCGTCACCCGACGACACAGTGATAGGCTGAAAGACGAGAACATACAACACACCAGTTGGCGAATCCATGAAACGATACGGAGTAGTTGAGATGAAAGGCACACGCAAAGACGCGTGGGCCTCATTTGCCGGATTTATGATGACTTTATGATGATAAAACATAGCACTTTGAGGTGTTGGCGGAGCATCATCAAATCTGGCACCTGGCACGAACACAGCAATCATTTTCATTTGCATGAGAATAGTTTTAGTAAATACAAATTTAAAATCAATATCACCTTGCCAAAACTTAAACATTCGCGACACATACTTGAGACGAGGCATCAAATCAGCTTTGAGGTTTTCTGGACAAATCTCAGACTTGTACAGAACGGCACCCTCAGGCGAATCTGGCGGTATCGAGAGAGCAGTTAAGCTGGTCTCCATATTTAACATCTGTCCAATCGACCCACGAGTGGTCGCCTGCACATCAGATACAGCCACATTCCCTTTAGGTAAGGGAACAGATATAGAAGCTTTCTGTTGGACCAAATTAATGTCCACATCACCGAGATCTCCCATATCAGACATTTTCAATTAACGAAATAGAAAACGACAAAAATAACAACACAAAATAATATTAACGAAGCTTAAACAAATAAGACGCTAAAGAACCGTTTGCGACGATATAAAACACTATAGATAACACTGTAGAGATAAAATAACAATCGTATATAAACACACACACTTTCACGTTGTAAAGTTAATCACAACTCAACTCTGCACGCAGAGTCATCAGCAGTTGGCCGAGAACATTTTTCCCGGTAATTTGAGAAGGGGATGACACCACTGATAAATCAGTGTATGGCATTCCCGTACCCCAGAAGGTGTCGCGTGGATTGGCTTCAGCTAGCAAGCTGTCCCCAGTCTCAAGCAACATCTTCTTAAGGTTCTGAGCATTGAATTTAGACGTTATGAGTTCTCTCATAACCCCTACCTTCAAGGCATCCCATTTTCTCGCCGAAGCATCGGAGGGAAACTTGGGTGAATATTTTGATTTTAAATGACGTCCATCAATATTCGAAAGGCACGTCAGTGCGAGATTAGCATCCTCAATATGTATCGCTTTAGCATATATATAAGCATGTTCAACAGAAGCAAATTTACGACCATCATATTCAACAGTACACGGAAACATATTCGACATAAAATTATTCAAACGCAAATTAGTGTTAGAGTAGAAAAACGCACGGATAGGTTGACTTGTAGCAACACGACGAGTCACATAAAGTGATGACACGTCGTCATAAATCTGTTCAATCGGAATTTCTTTGAGAAAAGGAACCGCTGCCCCCACCCCTCGCAACTCCGAAACATACCAATTATAATAATCCCGTCCCCACGCCGCCGCACTCTGCAGTGCCGACCGAATCGTGGATTTGAAATCATCATCCTTGGTTGTCTTCCAGATCCATCGAGGAATCTCCTCGACGACCCCCTTATCCAATGGGCCCACATACACCGTTGTGGCTCCACCATGTGGATTTGGAAGAAAGGAACGTTTCAGAAGTGTGAGTTGGGAAAACGGAATCCATCGCTCAAGCTTATCGGATTTGTCAGTCGCAGTCAATTCGACTCCAACTGGCGCGAGAATTTCAGCTAACATTAAACCATCAAAATATTCAGCATCAGGCGAAACAGTATAAATAAAATCATCACCATAAACAGTCAAAGCGAGATGTTGGGTCCAGGCAGTATATGTGGCCATATTAGGTTTGCCACACAAATGAGCTGCCTTGATCCAAGCATAAGTTATCAACAAATGATTAGCAATACAATTAGCAACAGTCGTCATCATCTGACCAGAGGGATTTCCCTGGTGACAATGATAAACATCACCCATAGCGAACAGAAAATGATTACGAGCCTCAACAGATGAACAATCAATAGCAAGTTTATCTTTAGAATCAGGATAAAATTCAGCAACCAAATCATACACAAGAGTTAACAATGGATTTGACAAGGACGCATCATAGCCAGAGTAATCAAAACCGACATGACGAGTTCCCATCTCACGATGATAATAAGCAAGATCATTCCATTCCATCGACGCAGGATTAATACCATAACAATGATTCAAAGTTGGACGATTAGCTTTAAATTGAGTAACAAAATCAGCAAACAACATACGATCACACATAACTTTCTCAATCGGCGACGCAGTAAATATCCGAGTCTTCTTTTGCAGCACACGATCAATGGGTCTTTTCTCAACCTTCAAGGAACCATTGAAGAGCGCGGGATACGCAATCCCCTCGCCCCACAATTCCAAGACCTCATTAACCTTATCCTGCAAAATTTTAGGATATTCAGTTTTCCCAGTGTTGTTAACATCAAACAAATACGCTTTTCCTTTCTCACCTTGCGGTCGAAACGCCGTCCAGGGTAAACCGGGCGACGTATCGAACGCAACCTGAGCCAGGGTGCCATACGTGTTCATGCCTTCAACACCACACGACCAATACTCCGACGGATCAAAATGCGAATGACAATCTTTAATTACAAGTTTATAACGCTGTAAAACAAATTTATATGCAGTTTTCATAGTATCATTGTCGAACTCACCAATGTCATGATATTTCTTAACCAACGCCTTTTGCATTGCCTCGACAGACATGTTTGTTGGAAGCCAAGCTGACTTCTTTCCAAACAAATCCGGTTTAGCAACTGCAATCGGGGAACGAGTGATTTCGTTCTTCGGAATGTTCATCAACGATGGTGAATTAAACTGATACTCTCCAATAGACGGCAAAGCATAAGTACATTTAGCAACAGGCGGACCTTTAACTTCAGGATAATCATTCAAACCTTTACAACGCAGAGGACTGGCAAAAGCAGTAACCAGCTCCTGCG